AATAGATACTGCATCAAGTATATTCTTTGTATCATCAGAGTTAAGAACAAGTTCTTTCTGATGTAACATAGCTAATTTACCTTCAGTATCTCCATTAGCCCAGGTTCCTGTATAACCACCAGTGTTAAAAGTTCCGAATTTTTTAGCAGAAGGAGTAAGATGCATAATACTTTCTGTGTAATAGTCATCACCCAACTTATATCTAGTCCTTCCTGCAAAATCTGCAACTAAGGCAGTTGGAATTCCAGAAGTTCGTGCTGCATTTTCAGCTTCAAATCTTAAATCATAGCCCTCTTTCTTACCAAGAATATGGTCATAATTATCAGGGTCATAAACATAATACTTCGCTTTTTTAGTACCGCCATTGTCATCTGAAGAACTCTTTTTAGAACCGCTGTCTCCACCGCTACTACCTCCAGATGCGCTCGTACTTCTAGATCCTCCACCCGAAGGTGTGATAGAAGAAACATTTGATTTCACTTTATCAATACCATCATAAGTATTATATAGTTTAACCGCGGCTCTAACTGCATCTTCCGCAGCCCGCATCACATCCTTGTAAGCATTTTGCATATCTTTTAAGGTAGCTATAACATCCTAGAACTGATCGAGTAAATCATCATAAGTATCAATTAAATCATCATTATTTTCAATTAACTCTTGTGTACTGTCTATATCTTCATCAATACCTTCTTTAATAGAGTTAAAACTTACCTCAGCCACATCTTGAATCTTCTACAAATCATCCCTATAATCCTGGTCAGCATCCATTAATTCTTCTATAGTATTCTAAGTAGTATTCTTAAAGCTCTCTGGATCAGTAGAGAATTTTCCAATCATGTTGGCAATTTGGTCGTTATAAACAGGAGTTAATTCCTATTGAATCTATCTAATAATACCTTGTGAAATATCAGTAGTGGTTTTTCCAGCTTCCTCATAGATTCTATCAAGTTCTTTAGTTTGAGTTTCCTGTAAGTTTACAAGAGCCTCAGTTGTTGACTGTGATAAATTAACTTTCGCAACTTCATGCTCACCGAATACATCAAGCATTAAATCTTCATATTCAAGGTTTAAGTTTTCAATTCTTCTCTTGTATTCTTCTTCAGTAATTAAACCTTTCATATATAAGTCATGTACTTCAGCTATCTTTGCAGCTCTCTCTTGTAGTAATGACATTGTTAACTCTTGAAGCTATTTTACTCTAGCTAAGTCCATATTATAAAGATCTCTTGATGCTTGGTCAACCTTATCTCCAGCATCATTTACCTAGTCCTCATCCGCAACATACTGATAAGCATAATTACCTTGAGAATCTCTACGTAATCTCATGTTTGACTTATTCTGTTGAGCCTATTCAAGAGCAATCTTAGCTAACTATAAATCAAACATAGCCTTTGCGCGTTTGAAGTCGTATTCAGTAAGTTTATCTTTAACCTTTAACTTATTCAGCTATTCATCTCTTAAAGCATTTAATCTCTTTTGCGCCTATACATTATCTTTTAATTTATCAACTTGTTCTGCGGTATAACGCTCTAAGTCTTTCATTTCAAAGCCGCCGTTTATAGTATCTAAGAACAGGTCAGCCTTTTTCTGCATCATATCCCAGTTTTCATTGATTTCATCAAAAGATATACCACCGGTAATCTTTTTCTCTTCCTCGTCAAAGATTTTCTTAGATGCGTTAGTCCATTTATCAATAGCATTTTGAACGCTGGCTTCAACTCTATCGTTAAAATCATTCGTTGCATTAATCCAATTGTCTCTGAACTTCTTCCATTCTTCAGAGCCTTTTTCAGCAGAGTTCATGCGCTGTTCCCAAAGGTCTTTTTCTTTACGTAAGAAGTCTAAAGACTCAAGATTATTTTGATGCTGTTGTTCATAATAATTAGCAAAAGCATCATATGATTTCTAACCATAGACTAACTTAATTAAATTCATATCATGCTGAATTAACTTATCTATCTGCTGATACATAGTTTTTTGCTATTCAAAAGCAGACTATGTTAAATCAATCATGCTTAAGTAGTCATTATAAATTTCTTTCTCAAGGTTCTTAACATCCTCAAGAGACTTCATAAGTTCATTAGTATATTTGTTTAAATCACTTAAAGCTTCTTTTTCATTGTCTCCATATACACTTGAAGTTCCTGTGCTCTGGATACTCTGAAGTTGTGACCTAATACTATTAACCTTATCTGTTAAGTCCGGAACAAGATTAAAGTAATCGCCTTGAAAATACTCTTTATACTTGTCTAAAGAGTTCTTTGCTTGACCTAAGAAATCAGTATCTTTGATGTCATCAATAACTTTAGCTTTGAAATCGCGCCAGCTATCATTCAATGACTTTTTATCAAGCTTCGCTTCTATATCAACTCTAAATTTAGAAATCTGTTTATCAATTTCTTCATTAATAGTATCTTGAATGTTAGAAACTAAATCCGGAATTGTTTTATTTAATACTTCCTAATATTTAGAGATAGAATCTTTTAATTCTTCGTACTCTTTTTTCTTTGCTTCAACCTTATCTTTATAAGAATCTTGCTCATCTTTGGTCATGCCATTGTACTCTGCAATCAAAGCATTAACTTCAGCTTGTTTTGCGGTAAGTAACTCAGCATAATTAACAATTTGACCATCAGCCGCAATAATTGCGCCCTTGGCTTGTAACTACCCTGCGCGCAGGCTAGCATCTTGTTGCGCTAAAGCAAGTTTTCTTCTGTAAGCTTCTTCCTGTTTCTTTAAAACTTGAAGTTGCTTTTCAAGGTTTGCGGTTAATCTACCTCTAACCAGTTTATCCTATTCTTTAGATACTAACTCAAGTCTATCAGCTATCTTCTGTAATTCTATATTGATGTCATGGTATTTATCAAGTTCGTCATCCAAGAAATCCATAACATCAGGATCTTTTGCCTTGTCGCCAGTCTTACTTACTGCCGCAGTTGCTTGAGTCTCTAAGTCACCCCAAGCGATAGTCAGTTTCGCAATAGAATCCTCATAGTTCTAGATTTCATTAGACTTAACCTCGATAGCCGCCTTTAAGATATCCTATTTAGCTTTTAACTCTCTAGCTTTATAGTCTTCTTCTCTCGATTGCTTAGATTTATTATCATAAGTACTTGTACCACTTGTGCTCTGTGGAGTGTAGGAAGTATCCATCTAAGTAGTAACAACATGACCGTCGGCTTCAGCTTCAGCAGCAATCTGAGCATAGTTCTTCGCGGCCTCAGCTCGTCTATTCCAGTTAGCGATGACCGCCTCAGTAGCTTTGTTACTATTCTCAATTTCACTTTCAACGCCTTCTATATCAGCTTCATTTTTCTACTTTTGATATTCTTCATAAGACTAACCGAAGTATTGATTAGTGAAAGAGTCTAAATCAATCTAAGAAGCTTTGATATCTTGTAATGTTTTTAACTCCTGCTCAGCTAAAGTCTTTTTCTACTTTAACTCAGCAATCTTATTCTTGATATTCTCAATAGTTACTTTCTTATCTTTACTGATAATCTAGTCCCTATTCTCATTAAAAGCTTTAACAATTTCATCATCAAGAGTTATGATGCCTTCCGCAGAAACTTTCGCATCTTGTGCTAGCTCTGGGAACATATTGAACAGATCCTTGTACTCAGAAGAATCAACTTGATTATCTTCAAGGATTTTAAAAGCCTTCGCATAGTTTTCAGCTAAATTGATTAAATTGTCTGCATCAGAAACTAAATCATCTGTTTCTGCATTATTTAATGCAATTAAATGCTAACCATACGTTTGAATGGCATCATCAATCTTCTACAGAGTCTCAAGACGGTCAATTTGAGCCTTATCAATGTCTATTTCTTTTTCTCGTAAGCCTTGTAAATCTGTTTCTAAACCTTGTATCTCTTTTTGGTATCTAGCAAATCTTTCACCTTGTTCTTCATAGGTTTTATTAATGCCTTCATCTTCCAGCATTTTAGGACCTATTACTGGTCCATATTCTTTTTGATATTCAAGTTTTTGTTTTCCGGCATGATGGAAACGTGCACTAGCATTTAAGTAACCAGTACTTTCTTTGATGCTAGTTAATCTAGTCTCTGTTTTCTCTATACTAGAATTTATCTCATCCATGTTTTTACTTTGTTCAGTAAAAACATCATTGAGTTCTTTGTATTGAGATACTAACTCTTGTATATTAAGTTGGTCACCGCTTGCCATCTGCTTATAATTGCTAATTAAGATACCTTCTTGAACTTGAGCAATCTCTTGCAAAGCAATTAAATACTAACGAGAACTCTTATCCCATATATTGCCTAACTAAGTATATTTTTCTTCAAGTTTCGCAATAACTTCGGGATCTAGCGCAGTGCCTTCTTGTAAATCTTTAATGCTACTTGTTAATACATCTAAACTATCTATTACAAGTTGCTGTTCGGCTTTAGCTTTTACTTGCTTTAATTTCTCAAAGAAATGTTCATCTGAAACATCAAGAGTAGCTAATAGAGTTAAATCTTCACCAGGAATATCATTTAAGATTGTTCTTACTCGATTAATTTCTTCCTAAGAGGCCTCCACATTTTCCTACATAAACTTATGAAGGTATGCAGATCTCTGTTTAAGGTTTTCCATAGACCCGCTAGATGCTCTATCTATGGCAGTATTTATTATTTCCTACTGCTATTCAAATTCTTTAGTCTTAAAATATGAATCTTCTTCAAGAGTTTTTCTTAAATCATTTTTTACTTGCTAATATTCTTCAATAGTTTTTATAGCAGAGTAATCATTCTCAAGAGCGTCATTATAAGCTTTAACATTTAACTGTTCGTTTAAAGCCTATCTGTAAGCAGTTACAGATTCAGTCATTTCACCAATCTTTTTTGTTAACTGCTCATAAGCTGAGTTCCCCGCAAGCTATTCTGGCCCAAATTCATCTCTTAAAGCTTTTTCTTCTTCTACCATTCCATCGTATAATTTTACAATGGACTCTATATCATCTTTTACTTGAATATTTCCGCTGATAAAACTATATGAAACACCCTAAATCTCTGATAAAGATTTTGCAATATGATTCTATGTTTTATCCATAGAATCCCAAATCCTACCATACAATATTCCCAGTCCGGGAAGAGCTTTCATATATTTTTCTAATGTATTATCAAGAGATACTGCGTATTTGCTATCAAAAGGATTCAAATCGCCTTTCTGCGCTGATGCGGTTGCTAAAACGCCTGTCTAACTAACTTTTTCTTTAGCGAAATCTAATTGTGATTTTGCAGCCTACTGATTAGCATTTTTTATAGCTTCTGTTAAAGCTTCATAATTTCCTGTTAATTTTGCAACAGCAATATCTTCTTCACTTAAGACGTCCTTTAAATTATCTGCGGCAGTGGCCATATTCTACTTAGCCTCTGCAGTGCCATCATAAACATTTGCTAACTGTAAATAAGACTCATATAATTCTTGATTAGCTTTTATTTCTTCTTCTTGAGTAGAAATCTATTCAAGATGAGCCTTTGCATTTTCAATAAGATTTTCTCTAACTTGCTATTGATACTTTATATATATAGCTAAAGCCGCGATTGTTGCAAAAATAGCTGCAATAGCTAAACCATGAGGAGTAGCTAACATGGCAAGGTTAAGACCTTCTACGGCTCCTGTTGCTTCATTTGTCTTTAAAATTTGCAGATTTAAAGCTTTGCATATACTTCCTATACCAGCAACAGCAGAAGGTACTGACATAGATAAACTTGTAACAAGAGACATAAGCTTATCTGTCGCAGACATACTATCATCTTCTAATACTTTTACTGCATTAGATATCCCTTGAATACCAAAAGCTACTGAACTAAGACCTTGAATTGCGGTAGTTAAATTGAAAGCATGTTGCTGATTCTAAAGGTCTTGATTAACTTGTTTTAGCTTGTCATCAGCATTTTCAGCTTTAATTCCAACCTGTTCTATACCTCTTGCAACGCCTTTTATATTATCCTGAGCATTACCTACAGACTATTGGAGTCCATTGTAAAAGCTTCTTAAAGCTTCAACTGCTTTTTTCTGTTCTTCAGAGCCAATAGTTGCTTCATGTATGTTTTGTACAAGCTATTCATATGTTTTTTGCTGTTCATCTGTTAAGCCTATCGTATCTTCAACTGCATCTATTTTTGCCAAAATACTTGGAATTTCAGAATATTTTTTTAACGCTAATTCTGTTTTTTCTATCTACTTTCTTGCGGCTTCCGCTTCTGTTGCGACATCTTCAAAAAATTTTACTATCTGTTTAGCATATTTATCTTTGGCCTTATCCGTTGTCGCATAGTCCATAGATTTTGTTAAAGTGTTAAGTTGTTCTTGCTGACTTTCAGTAAGACCTTTTGTTCTCATACGTGCATATTTTGTAAAGTCTTTTGCTGTCGTCTAACCAGATTGATATTCTTTATAGCTAGCTTTCGTTTGATTAACATGATTTGTTGCATTTGCTTTTGAATACTGCTCTTTTAATTTTTCTAATGAACTTTGAAATTCTTTAATTACAAGTTCCTGGCTCTTAAAGTCACCCTACACAGTTTTCATCTTCTATGAAAAAATCTCAAAACTATGGGCAAGATCCTCTGACACTACAGATTTTAAACCTTTTATAGTGTTTTCAAAATCTTGAGCATTCTTTTCAATAGCTTTAAAATTATTTTGAAGATTAGTTGCAAGTTCTACAATCTTATCCTCAGCATCTCCAAGCTACTATTTTAACTTTTGAAGATTTTCTTGTCCTTCTTCAGCAAAAGTAAAAACACCATCCTCTCCAAGCTTAACAATATTATCAAGAGGAACTGTAGCATTTTCACCATTTTGAAGATTGTTCAATTCTACCATTTTTGAGACAACTTCTTCTAAAGCGTTAGATTCATTCATTATCTATGCTTTGTTTTTAATTAAGTTATTATACTCTTCCTTTTGAGCATCTGTCATCACTTCAGAGTATTCCCTAGCGTGATTCTTCAAAGCTGTTAAATTATCTATCTGCGCTTTTTGAGTAGCATCATTCGGATTGAATCGATCTCCAAAAGTAGCTAAAACCTATCTCTATGCCGATTTAATATCAGCATTATTTTTCATTATTTGAAGATTATCAATAGTTGTTAAAATAAACTTATTAATATCTTTATCAAATATTCTCGTTGCGACAGCGCCTAAACCAATGAGTGCGCCCTGCATACCGCCAATACCATCTATGAATCTTGCCATTAATGTAACGGCCTATGTTCCAAACTCGGTTAAATCCTTTAAAGAATCTGTATCTATTAAAGAATCTTTTACATCATCCCAAGCTGCATTATACTGTTTTACCTTTGCAGCAAGACTATCCATATAAATAGCATTTTGCTGTTCAATTGTACCTTGAGCTGTTAAAGAAGTATTTAAAGCTTTAGTATACATATCCCAGTTATCGAATAATGCAATTAAGTTGTTATACTGACGCTTGCCCGCCATAACCTGAGCCATAGCAACTCTTTGACCTTCTGTCCAAGTATTCCAGCTAGCTGCAACATCATTAATAACATCATTTAAGTCACGAAGATTTCCTGTCTCATCTAAAATGGATATTCCAACCTACTCTAACTGGCCAGAAACATCACCAAGGCCAAGACCATCTTCATCCTTGCCGCCCATCTTTAAGTCTGACATACGAGCATAAATAGTCTTTAATGCAGTACCTACAGACTCAGGCGCTTGTCTTGTAACAGAAACAATCGTAGCCAACTGAGCATTTAACGAATCCAAAGGAACTCCCATAGCGTTAGCCGCAGATGCAACCTTAGACATACCAGTGGAAATTTCTTCCAAATCCGATGCTGTTGATGCGGCAACCGCAGCCAAGCTATCAAAAGCACTCTAAACTTGTTCAGCACCTAACTGATAACCATTCATAACAGCGGTAATTTCCTCAGATACCGCTTTAGTATCTTGTCCTGTTATGTTACCAACTTTTAAAGTTGTTGCGGCAAGAGCATCTGCATCAGCACTCTGTAAACCTTGCTGGTAGTAAATTAATGCTGCGTTTGTGTAAGCAGTAGTCTGTTGACCTAATGCTTTTGCAGCTTTATTTGCTTGAATAGCAAATTTATCCATCTAATCAGCAGATTTTCCTGTTACTATTCTTATATCATTTAAAGAAGTATCTAAACTCTTAACATAAGAAAAAGCATTTCTAATTTCTCCTGTGAAGCTATTAACAACAGAAGAAGCTACACTCCAACGTAAGCTATTACCGAGAGTTTCTTTTATCTTTCCTAAAATGGAATATGTTTGTGTTAATTTAGTATTTGTAGTGAGTGCGGCAGCGGTCAGGTTATTAAAGGCGTTGCGCCCCGTCGCGCCCAATTCCGCAAAGTCATTAGCGATTTTATTTACGCCAATCTTCTTTAAAGAGTCATTAAACTTAGATAAATTAACAGTGTTTAATTGAGGGTTGAAAGCTTGTTCAAGAGCAGATTCAACTTCTTTAGCAGTGCTTTTTATTCTCTTTAACTCTTTAAAAGCATTATCCCCAAATTGGTCTTTGTATTGTAAAGAAGATAAGCTTTGAATTTCTTTTAAAGATTTTTTTAAGTTCTATAAACTCGTTTTATCAACATCAAATCCTACTCCAAAACGAATCTAACTACCTTTTGGCATATCTATGACCTCCTTTTTTCTCAAAAATATCTATATGCAAGCTTTCTTCCATAAAACAAAAGAAAGCCCTAATGTTCACATATATTTTGAACATTAGGGCTTTAAAATTAATATTTTTTGACCTTAATCCTTATTAAATGGAATTGTATTATTCATACCAGTGGCATCTGCAATATTTACAAGAGACTGAATATTTTTGAAAGCTTTGGGATCAATGTTATCAATGATATCCCTTGCGGCGGCCGCATTGGCGGGAAGGTCTTGAATCACCGATCTTATAGTCGCTGCCGCACTTAAATAATAAGCCTTTTTACTTGATACCATATCAGTATATTTTTCATAGAGAAAATCATATTCAGACTCCGGAATATTTTTAATAACAAAATCTATAATTCCGTTGCTTTCCAGGATATCATAAAGATTATCTTCATCAAGTTTCTGTTCTGCTGTGAAAACAAGGTCTGTATACAAATAAACAATGTTTAAATTAAAATACTGTTCAAGCTTAACCTCGTTAAAAATACCATTCTCTTCAGCCTTCTGTAAAGCTATCTCTATTAAATCACATTTGTCCTTAATAGGAAGATAGTCTTTTATTTCAATTTCTTGGTCTAAATACTTTATTTTCTTTACGTTGTTATTAACTTTCAGATTTAAACTATCTAACGTTATTGACATATCTTTTATGTCCTCCTTTTATCTCTTTTATTATATTATACCAAAAATTTTTTATTTTGTCAACCTTTAAGTTACAGTAATTGTGTCAAAATCTATTTTAGCTATTTCCTATTTTAATCCTTCTATAGTTTTATCTTTAAAAGTTTTATTTATTTTTTTCCCTAAGTCTTTAATTTGTTTATCATAATCTATATAAAAAAGTTTTTGTAATTCCTAATTTCTTTTTTCCATTGATTTCTTTTCAGTCTTATCAAATGTCTATCTAAATTTTTTTAAAATAGTCACTACGGAGCTAAAAGAAGTAAAACTTGCACCAGTATATTTAACCTGAATATTTCCTACATCTCCGCCAGTGTACCAAGCGTAACCAGCTTTAGCTAAAAAATAGCCTGCTAATAACTATTCTGTATCAGTTATTGTAACGCTGTCATCTCCTTTATACTTATCATAAAAATAATAAAACATCTACCATCTAGTACCTTTATTTAATTGTTTTCCAGTATATCTTGTCATCCCCTCAAAGAAGGTTACTACAGATTTATACAAATTACTTTGAGTTGAATAAGACAACTTTTTTATATGACGAGTTCTTATACTTTTATCCTATACTGCTTTTATAGCAGATAAGATATTTGAACTCATATGACCTATTGACTCTGGAGTTAATTTTAATCTTTTTACCATCTGTGATGTATTTAATTGAACAGTTGTTATTTTTCCATTCGATGTATTTTCTACAACAGAAAATACTATTTCCTAACCGGTAACAATTTCTCTAATATTTGTAGCAAGCTAAAAAGCTTTTTTAAAATCTTTTAATAAATCTTTTTTAGCATGAGGTTCTATATTATCTTTAAGAATTTGTGTTAACTATTCTCTTTGAGGATCGGGTATGTCATCTTTTTTACCGTATCTTGCTAACATATTTTCAAAATGCTATTGAAAATTTTGTCTATCTATATCCTTTTCTATTTTTTTTAATAAAGGATCTATTTTTTTTCTTTCTTCTCTTAATGATTTATAAATTGTCTAATCTATCACACGGTTTGCGGTGGAAGCCATATCTTTAACACAAGCTTTTTCTATAATCCCCTATCTTTCTTCATCTGTCACAACTTTCACCACCTTTCATATATAAACAAAAAATGGGGGTAGAATAATCTACCCCCATTATTAATTGGCTTTTTATCAAGCGATTTCTGTAACTGTAACAGTAACTTCCTGAGTTGCTGAAGTGTATCCAGCCTTAGAAGCTGTTGCAACAGCTGTTGTAGTACCAACCTTGAGAGGTGTGATAGTACCGTCAGCAGCGATTGTAGCTACAGTAGCATCTGCGCCGTCCTTAAGAGCATAAGTAACAGTTGCATCAGCAGGATCTGTAACCGCTGTAAGAGCACCGTTAATAGGATCTTCAATACCCTCAGTATCAAATTGAGCCTGTGTTGACTCAGTAACGCTTATGATTGTAACTGCCTGAGCCGGAGAAGCTTCATTTACACCAAATACTGTGTGGCAATCATCACTTGCTTCATCTGCATCATCAAGAATCTGCATTGTACAAATTACTTTATGAGACTTATCAAATAAAGTATAGTCAGGAAAAGCGTCCATTGTGAAATCGAATGTTGAAGGATCACCTGTTCCAGCCATTGTGAAGTTGAAGTTAGACTGAATCTTTACATTAGGGAATGTAAGCATAGCAGGAAGATCAACACCATCAGCCTGACGTCTGAATAATGTATCACCTTCAACGTACCAGTTGCCAGCGAAGGAATCTGCTGTAATATGGATTTCAGACATATTACTAAGCTGCTTGATGATGTAGTAATCAATCATAACAGTCTTGTTTGCAGCACCTGCGCAAGTAATCTTTTTACCTGTACCATCAACAGTTGCTCCATCAATAACGCCCTTAATAGAACCGTCATCTTCTGTCTCTAATACATAGAAAGGAGCAGTTGCACTAATTGTTGTATCACCTACAACGCTTGTTAAATCAATAACACCAGAGTTATCTGCTTCTGCAACAGTTGTCATATGGTAATTAACATTCTTTGCACCTTCTGTTGCATCTCTGGGAATGAGATGAGCACCAGAAAGAATAGAAAGACCAATAGGTGAAAGTAAAGCATCTGTAACTGTGAAAGTAACTGTCTTGTCACCTTCCCAAGCGATCAGTCTGCTGTTACCACGACCACCCTGAGCATAACTTGTTGAAGCTGCCTGCTCAAGAGTTGATGTAGTTGCTGAATCAATATATAAAACCGGTTGATTTTTTACATAAGACATTGTGCCGAGTTTACCAGACTTTTTAGCTCTGAAAACTACGTTTACACACTATCTAACACCAAATCTTTCAGATTTCATAAAAATTTTTCCTCCTTTAATTTTATTTTATACAGTTTAATCTTCTTGCGTATCCGCCATCCAATTATCTGCATCCTTAAGATCTTGTGCTCCCGCCATCTTTGCTTGTAGCCATATTTCATAACTAACTTTTCTCTGATAGCGGTTAAATTCATCAAATAACTGATAAATTGTTAATTGTAATAAAGAATTTTTATCTTTCTGCTATCCAACAGCAAGAATTGATATCTATTTGCTTAAAATAGATATACCCTACGATTCTTTTGTTCCCTTTATTTTTGCAATTCTCTATTTAGCCTTTTTTATTTTTTCAGCTATATCTTTACTTAATTTTCCACCTGGGTTATAATCTTTTCCGCCTACTTTCTATAAACAAAATGCTTTTGAAAGTATTTCTTTAAAAATCTAAAAATTATAAGCATTTATAGAACTGTACTAAATTTCTTTATTCTCTAACTGATATAAACCAATTCGATCATCAAGAAATTTTATCTTGTAATCAGGAAATAGTAAAGTTAAAACCAATAGAGCCGCAGTCTTACTTTTTTGAACAGCTTCATTTTTGTTCTTTATTACTGACATTAATATTTCAAAATTACTTGTATCACTTAAATAAGTTTTGTCCTTATCATTCAAATTATTTTTAGAAAAATTCAATAATTCGCAACCCAAATAAAAATTATCCTAACCTATAAGCCCTATCTCTTTTATGGTAGGCACATGGATAGTTACATGAGCCTACTTAAAAGGGATATCATTACCACTTTGGAGAAGAAGCTAATTTATGTTATCATTCATCTGCTGGGATCTTATCCTGATCAGAAGGAAGATGAACAAGCCTATAAGTTAAACTATATCCAGATAAATGCTAATCTAAAACTATCTAATTGCAACCTCTTAATTCTAATTGCCCTATTCCCGAAAGTACGCGGGCGCTGTTTGAAAGATTTAATCTTTCTTTATTAAGAAAATTAAATATTCCATCTATGTATCCAGCAATTTCAAGAGGCCTTATTGAATAATCAGTTAAAGACCAAGCATCAATATTACAAAAAATATCAAATGTAATATTGTAATCTACATATGAGGGATTATAATCACCGGGTGCAAAGTTATCAAAAGTAACTAAAATATATGATTTTACATCTTCATGCTAAGGAAACCGTAACCTAGGCTACATTCTAATATAACCATGTTTGATTAACTGTCTTGGAGACATTTCTTTTATTTTCTCATTATAAACATTATTTGTATTATCTAAACAATCCTTTTCATTTATAACAAGTAACCTTTTTAAATAATTACTATAGGGGTTACTATCTACAAATAATAATTTTATAATAGCCTAAGCATCTCTTTTACAAAAGAGAAAAGAAGATGTAAGCGGCGTCTTTACCACAGCATCTTTTCTCATAATTTATTTTCTCCTTTTATCTCTTTAAAAAGAATCTATAACAATTTGCTTTTCTAAATTGCCATATTTCAATACAAATTGCCCACTTTTTCCAGTTTTGATGTAAACATCCACAGAATTATCAGAATTTATCTTTTTTATCTGTGCATTTTGAGGATTAGATACAGACCATTGCGCGCCAGGTGTGATCGGAGCACTATATTGCTTTGTATCATAAGGGTACACAACATTATCTCCAATTATCTCTGAAGTATGGTCATCAGTGCTTGGCTCTTCTGTGTCCGGCAAATTATTATTAAAGTATTCTTTAAATGTAACTTTTAAAATGTTATCATCATAGACTCTGTTTACTGATTGAACCTACCAAGTTTCATTATTTACTTTTAAAATCGTAAATCTATGAAAAAAATCAACAGTCTAATCATTTCGAGTAATATACATTACTCTACTATAATTTAAATCATTCCATTCTGCTTTTTTCTTTTGATTCCATATAATACTATCCTAGTCTGGGCCTTTGAACCAAGTGTGATATACATTTTCACCAATAGTAACTTCAGTTTTTGCCTATCTAATATCGGCTCTAAAGTAAGCGGTTTCCTATGAATACTGAAGAATGACTAACCAATACGTTGGCTGCGTAAATTCCTAATGTAACGGAATCCATTTAAATGTGTCTCCAGTTTTCATTCCCACCACCTACTAACCTTGAGTAGTCGTCTCCCCTGTAAACTATTTATTTAAACATATATCCTTAAAAGGAATGGAAATAATCTTATCTTCTGCATCTACTTTTAATTTATTAGGATTAATCAAAGCCCTAAACTGCCTTCCATCCTAAAGTTCAATAGTAGCAGATTGGTATGAATAAAGCAAAGCTTTTTTCAAAGTTCTTAATTTATCATTGTTCATTCGGTCAACTTGGCGGGCGCCGCCATAATAGCGGATACGCGCCTTCATACTATCAAGACTTGACACGGTTCTATAACAGATTTAACAGACTAAGACATTCAAAAATAGTACGTCTATAAGATTGAAAATCTTCTTCTTCTGTTAAAATACTTAAACCTTCTAATTTACAAAGTAAAGGAAATAAGATTTCATGCTGACCGATAAGCAAATTACTCATTCCCGCCACCTAAATAATTAAAGTTTCTAAAGGCTTTTGCCAATCAGAACCTTCTTCTCTAGTAGGCAATAATTTGTAAATTTGATTTATAATCTTTGAAATATTTACAATAATTGCAGAATCATCTATATTTATATCATATTTTATAATCATGTCCAAGTTCTCCTTTCTTATTGCATAATCTATCCGAAAGTAGAACGAGGAATACCATTTGCATCTTTCTTTCTGCGTTTATATAATCTTTGTAAATGAAACCCTTCTGATATATATTGTTTCTTCATTTTAGACAGTTGATTACCATGATTGGCTTGAGAAGTCATTTTAAAATCAGTACCAGCGTACTTTTGTCTTGTAACTTCCACAGAAGCAAGTTGCTAACCAATCCATTCAACAACCATATAAACAGCAATTATATTTTGCTATTCTTCACTTAATGAATTAGAAAAAGACCATATGTCTTTTGATTCTCCGGAATCAGGATCAACTATGGTTTCTTTCTTTGTCTAAAGACTAACACGCGGGAACTCAAACCAATGGACAGCGTTCTTTAAAAGCTTCTCCATCATATTAAAAGTTTCTTGCTCGGTTAGCTCCATATACATATCATCAGTAATATGGTCTAAAAACTTATCATATATATCTGAGAAAGGCGTACCTGTACTATCTGGCATAGATACTACCTCCTGCGTTAATTAATCTTCTTTCTTTATAATAACTCTTCTTGCGGGCTTCGCCTCTTCTGTAGTAGTTGAAGCAACACTAACTCGTCTATGTGCTGTCTTAGTCTCTTCCGCAATATCTGCATCTCCATTATCAAACTTGGCATGTGCATTTTCATAAGCTGCAATTGCATTATAGCCAGTCTTTTCAAATAAAGCTTTGTTTTTATCAGTATTCTTTATAGGAAGTTCTGTAGCAAGTGTTTTTAATCTTTCAATAACACCCTCTGGAGCAAAATCAAGACAATCAAGGAACTCATTCTCTGTGCTTGTAAGAATTATTCTCTTTAAATCTTCATCTGTATAATAATACTCCGGAGTCTCCTCAGGTGAATAACCAGGGAGAAGCTCTTTTACAACTTCTATATCATCTATTTTAAGGTATTCTTTTATAACCCTAAGTCCGCCCGGCTCATAACTTAATTTTTCAAGTTCTTCAAAAGTAACAATTTTTGTTTCATTGGGCTGATACTGTCTTTTAATACCTAAATCGTCAATCTTATAACCTAAAGTTCCATCAAAACGGTTTGTAACTTTAACTTCTTTCTTTCTGTCTATCATAACTATTTTCTCCTTTTTTCTCCTATATTACAAGAAAATGGGGAGAATATTATCATATTCTCCCCTATTCTTTTTATAACTTAATCATCAAGGATTCTGAATATGAAGAGTGTTATCTTCATATACACAGATACCAGGATTAATCAGATATGCACCAACACCGACCTTCTGATATGTCTGAATCTCTGTTGACCAATCACGGTTATCGAAACTCTTAACCTGTGCAGTACCTTCAAAAGCAACCTTGATAGGCTTCTCTGCGCCTGTAGGGATAATATATGCCTGAGAAGGATCAATTACCTTTCTAGAATTCGTTTCATCAGTATAAGACTGAGGAAGAATAATTACATCATGTCCCTTATAGCTTGAGAAGTAACCTCTATCCCAATACTCCTGCTTCATGTTGCTTGAAGCCCAGTTTACATTAGGAATCATCTTTGCAGCGAACTCAAAAGTACAATAAATAGCTGCCTTACCGTAAGCATCTGCCTGCTGTAAGAATCTTGTCATGATAGTATCATCAAAACCACTCTGTGAAGTCTTATTTACAGCAAGAATCTGTGACTTCATAGATACGAGTGCTTTAGCGATTTCTTCATAAACTGTATCGCTCATACCTTCAAGAACAAGGCTGTAGTAATCGTTAAGAGAGAAGCTACCATTAAGAAGCTCTTCCCACTCAACTCTTGCAGCACCACCGATTGCGCTTGTAGGAACTTCAAATTCTTTACCATCAAGCTTGAATGTTTCATAACGACCTGCAAGACCAACTTTTGTAACGAAGGACTTAGCACGCTTACGAGAAGCTTCTGTTACCTTTAACTTGAAAACAGGCTTTGTTCCCTGTGCGAAAGTCTGAGTGTCAGCAAACTGACCATACTCTTGAATGACTTTCTTAGGAAGAACCTCTGAAAGACCTACTTCAAGTAACTGGAATATTAAATTTTTATTATCATCAAAATCATGCGGATTTCCGCCTAATCTCTTAAACTCATTAATAAGAGTTTCGTTCATAGCCTCAGCTGAAAGCTTCTGATCGCCAACAGAGAAAGTAACTGAAGGATTTAAGGAAGCCTTTGCATTAGCACGTGCAAGTTCAATTAAACTATTTCTATCTAACGCCATTTCTTTTTCCTCCTTCCTTAAGCTATTCTCTGGAGCTTAACTCCACGCTGACCATCGGGCATTGTATAATCTTTTACTACTTTCCAAATGAAAGTTGTATCACTAGCACCAGCAACCTTAAGATAACCAGTTGTGGAATCTACTGTGAACTTTGTACCAACAACAGGATCAATACCTGTAGCTGTTACTGTTGCAGTATTTGAAGTGTTTGCTCCAAAAGTATTAGTTGTATAGATATCACCAATTTCTGTAGCAATAAGTCTAGGAACCATAACATCATCAATGAAATCGCTACCCTTCATTGCGTAATCTTTATGCATTTGATATCTTTCATCATACTTCTGTTCTTCATTGTAAACTAACAACCACTCGCCATCGCCAGCAAGATTTACCTTGCCATGCTCCATGTCATATTTTGCAAACATACCCTGTTCAAGAATCTTTGATGTGAACACGGTATTATCTGCGGGAAGCTGTGCATAAATACGACCTTCAACGATGCCAGAGAGGTGATTAGGCTCTACTTGACCAAAGCCTTTTCTACTTATATCTGCCATTTTAGCATCCTCCTATATTCATAGTTTTTTCTGTTTCCTTAACTTCTTTTACCCAGTCAGGAATTGAAGTGTCATTGTGATCAACATTATATGTTGTTATTCCATTTGTCATACTATCTTCATTTTTCTTATTAGAAGATAAATCAAAATTGACCTTTTTTTCAAAACAAATTACAGAAAGTTTTGCTTTGATATCATCAAGAGAATAGTTAGCTTTGTTTTCAATAACATCTTTCTTATCTTCATCAGATAACATAGAGAACTCTTCAATAAGCTGGTCTTTCTTTTCATTCTCAACTGCTGCCTTAAATTCTCTTAATTCTTTTACTTCATTTTCAAGAGCCTCAAACTTTGTTTGTAACTCTTCATGCTCTGCCTTTAAAAGCGCATAGCCGCCATCTCCACTATCCGTGGGGTCTCCATCATTTTCATTGGTACCGCCGTCACCGGAAGGCTCATCATTGTTTCCGCCATCTCCAGAGGGTTCTCCATCATTAGAAGGCTCTCCGCTGTTATTATTATCTCCTGCGGGTTCTCCACTGTCATTACCATCGCCAGAAGGCTCATTTCCTTCACCAGAAGTGTTTCCAGAATCATTTGTGCCTTGCTGGTTATCGCCTTCATTTCCTTGATCTTCATCAGATGGAATTATAGGCTCATCATTTGAGTTGTCATTAGCAGAAACGCTCTTGCCTTTGCCCTTATCTTTGCCCTTTACTTCAGCTTCATATTCTGCTTCAGTAGAGCCAAGATTTTCATTTTCATTAATCATATTTGTTGGCATCTCCTGCTGTTCTCCTTTCATGTATTCTTTTAGTTCATTCATCATTGTGAATAGTGTTTGTTTAAAAGTAGCATCAACGTCTTTACTAAAAGTTGTACTTACATCCGGAGCTGTTACTGAAGCACCTTCAAAACAAGGTTCAATATCATCTCCTAAAATGCAAAGTTTTGAAAATATTGCATCACTAATAATAAAAAATTCCATATTAGTATTTATATTTTCTGCCCAATCTCCTTTTAAAGTTTTTTCATCAAGTTCCATTGATTGGGGTTTTCCACCATCCTAAAAAACTTTTTTAGCTTCTTCAAATTGTCCTGTCCAAAGAAGCCCTGTTGTCATTAAATACTAACGCTCAATAGTGTTACCAAAACCATCATCTTCATTAAACTTTTTAAACCATACCTGTGCATTTGGAGCAACAAAACCATAAGGTCTTGTTAATGTATTAAAATGAATACCATCTGCATCTATTATAGCTTCATGTCCATGGTCACGGAAATCATCATTCTACTGTTTAAAATATCCTACAATAGGACATCCCCTTAAAGACTTTGCCATCTCTGAAGCAACATCTTTTGAAATATAACTTCCATTTCTATTTTCACCCAAATATAAAACTTTAATTTCACACTTATTAATTAATGGACTTATATCTGTGGGGGTAAGATTTAAGAACTCCGGGCCCTCAATAGTAGCAATACTTTTATGAGGTAAAGCCATTTCATTATCCTCCTTAACTCATAGATTCTTTATTCTGAATTGTTTTTTCAGTTTTTTCACTGTCAGGTTTTTCGGGGCGGCCTGCGCCTTTACCATCATCATCAGACTTGTCCTTAGTTGACGGCTGTGCTTGAGTACCTTGTGGCATCTTTCCACCCAATGCAGCAAGAACATCTGCGCTCATAGTATTAGAACTCATCGGAGGTAAGAATACCGCAACGAGATTTAATAAACTATTCTCAAAGTAAGTATTTGCGAGAATTGAACTCTGCGACTGTCCAAGCGCAATCTGAGCTAACATCTTAGAATAACCTAACTGAGTCTGCTCTTTATAAAGCTTAGCCATTTCTTTATAGTTATAAATTGTAGTATTTAAAATTTGTGCTTTAAAATAACATTCTTTTGGTTTTGTATTAAATAATAAATCTAAAACTGAATTTAAGAAGCTTTCAAATTGAAGAACTAAATCTTTTACAGAAGCTTCATCATTAAGAATAGAATTATTTAAAGCTATATTACCATCACTATTAAATTGTAACTGAGAAACACCAGCATTATTGAATACTGTTCTTTCTACCTTTTCAAGGTCATCTTTAGAAGTAGTTGTGCTTTTATCTGACATATCCGCAACTTCTACTTCCGCAAAAGTAGTTAATACATCAACACCAATTGCCCTCTTTAACATTTGAACAGCATTATTATGTAATTCCTTGGCTTCATCTACATCAAAGATTAAATCACCATTTTTGTCTATTGGCATCTTCTGAATTATAATCTTAAGTAATTCTTGTGCCATTTTCTTTCTGTCAAGATCTTGCGCCTAGTCAAGATCTATAATTGCCGGAATTACTGAGATAAAAACGGGGAAATCATCTCCATTAATATTAAATTTAAGAGCGAAATTTACATCAAGTAAATACCAACCATCTGCCTCTCCCGGTGCTCCCTTTAATTTACCTTGCTTATAAGCTATATAACCTTTTTTAAATTCTTTCGGAAAACAATTCAATATACGCAGTCTTTGTTCTTCATCAGTAGCCACCTTGTCAAAATAACTCATATTAAATTCTACTGCCGGCCGCCCATTATAAAAAGCCCTAGACCGACAATAACCAATAGGAAGCTATTGTATTACAAGCTTTCCATTCGGGTTTATAACAAGATAACCGTACCAACATCCGAATCTAATAACTTTTAAAGCTATATTTCCAAAGTTTCTTTTTATTTCAAAATCATCAAAGACTTTTAATGCAGTAAAGAAAGTATCAACGATTTTATCTCTCTTTTTATCAGGCACCTATGAAGTGATTGATAAGTCGTGATCAAAGCCGCCTCCGCCATTGATATAAGGAGTTATCATCCAATCATATCTATACATAAAAGCCATATAACGACATAATCTACTATATATACCACTTGTTTTATAAAAGAAATTAGAGATTTCTCTCATTGTATCAATATCACCATTATTAATAGCCCTTAATACCACAGCTTTATCTGCTAATCTTGAATTAACCTTTTTAAATTCTCCTAAATCAAGAGTGGCATCTGATAATTTCTTAATACCCATGCTTATTTTCCCAAAATCTATTGTAGCGGGGCTGCTGCCATCAAATTGTATATCTTCCTATCTGCCAAAACCGAAGTCAAAGCCTTTTGCTTTTATTGCTTTTTGTCTATTTACCATAGTTACCACCCATATGCTTTCTTCATAATATAATCATATGTAATTTGACCTTCATCCAAATAAGGAATAGCAATAAGTTTATACCCATGTTTTTTACAATATTCACGTTTAAGCATATCATTATATTGCTGTTTATGGAGTCCTGCATATCCTCCAAATTTACTTTTTGGTTGATAATGTTGAATACCTTGGTATTCAATCAAAAACTCTAACTCCTCATTATCATCGAAGATGGCAAAATCAAACCTAAGCGGATGACCGCTTGAAGAAACGAGGTCTGGAAAAATATATTCTTCTTTAAAATTAATTCCAGCTTTTTGTAAAATCTATTCAATTTTTATCTAGCCTCTTGAAGCTCTCATTTTGCACCTCCTAACATTATTATTTTATTTTTTTCTAGTTATCTTTATCTTATTTTACCCAAAATTTTTGTATGAAGCTTAATAAGGAAAATATTAAGCTTCATACAATCACACATTAATTCATAAATAACATTTTAGAAATATCTCTACCATGTCTTTTTCTTTTTCTTTCTTCCTCTTGCTTAATATAATACAATCCATAACCAAGAGCAGACACTTTATCCTTCTTAATTGCTCTTGAAGAAGGCTTTAGTATTATGTTTTTATTAGTATCATTCTATTCAACCAGGTTAAGTAATTGCTATCTCAATATAGTAGTTAAGGTAAAAGGTCTTAGATATTCCGCTTTTTTATCTGCATCCATAGCTAAACCAGCTTTAGTAGACATTAATTTAATTTTTGCTTGTGCTTCATCTATCAAAAATTTAACTCTACCGCTAGACATTTGTGTTTGCATATAAGAATACATTTCTGTATTAAGCGCCGCATCTGCCTTAATAATCCAGACAGCGTCTTTCTAATATTCTTCACCTTTATACTGTTTATAAATACCTTCCTTGTCGCATCCTGGATCAACTCCAAAAGGAGGAAGTGTATCACCTGTCTAAGGATCAATTTGACTTTTTACCATAAAGTCTGTCAAACCATGACCAAGACCATTTCCGTCAATAACCAGCACCCGCGCATGGTATCTATAATATAATTTCTTTAAATGAATAGCTTGATCCTCAAAATGCTCAGCCTAAAAAGTATATAAATTAACAAGAGTCTTTAATGCAGAACCTTGAGGCTGTGGAGTTACTTTTATTATCATAGCCTCAGTCGTACATCCAATGCGACCAACGTCAACACTAATTACATAATAACCATTCTTTGAAGTTCTTCCGCTATATTCTTTCTCAGGTTGCAATAGGATACGGTATTTATCAAAAACCTCACCTGAGAAGAAAGCGTTTTCAGCGTCGCCGCTCCATTCAGATTCATACTATCTATTAAAGGAAGCTTCGTTGAAAGTACCATCTAGCTTAAGCTGTTGCACGAAGTTCTTCGCCAGAAGTCCTTCCAGAGCAGGCACGCGCCAGCTTCCGCCCAAAACAATAGACTACTCAGGATTTAGTATCATTTCAATCAAGGTCATCATAAGCTTTTGATAAGCATATGAATTTTTCCAGCCCGCAGTCGTTACAAAGATTTGAGATTTATTAACCTTTTCTTCTTTATGACGAGTTCCATCTGGTAATAATCTATCTACGTTCATGGTAGGAATAATTACCTAGTTTAGTGTAGTATCATCTATCAGAATAGCTTCTTCTATTGAACCACCTGTTGCACGCTTACCACGAGAACTCTGCTTTGCGGCAATAATATCAAGAACGCTACCATTCTTGAAAATAATAGTAATATCATCTTTGCTAGTTTTAGTTTTTCCTCTTGTCCAGTTTATCTAATTCTTAAAACCTGGGATTAACTTACAAAGCTAATCAAATTTCTATTTTAAGATTCCCGCAGCCTGTTCCTTACCGCCACTGGTTACGAACATATGACTACCAGGATATAAGATACATCTTAAACTAAGTACAAGTACAGTCATAAAAGACTTAGACCAAGCACGCGGGAATACTGCGTATGTATGTCGATGGCGCATGGCTGCGCGCAAAAAGCATCGCTGATAAAAATATAATTTCAAAGAACCTTTTTGAACTTCCTATGGAGCTAAGCTAACCCAAAAGTCTATCAACATATCGGGATATTCTCTGAAAAACGCAATTGCATCGCGCGCCCCAGGCATAATTTCATGAAGTCTATCAATAGAAACTCCTTCTTTTTTAACATCTTGTGGATTGGAGAGTGCTAATAAGTCTTGTAAAGCCATACATTATTCCTCCTCTTCTTCTCCATCAAAGACAGGAGCATCTTCTTCTTTTTGTTTTTCTATATTCTCATAGAAATCTTTAATATCATCATCAGACAGGGTATCATCTTCATGAAGCTTTTCCGCCTCTTTCTCAAGTTCTATCTTCTTCATGTAGTTTTCTATCTGTTGACCAAAACCTAAATCATTAGTTATTAATTTATAAGCATAGTTCTCAAAATCTTTTAAAGTAATATCAACTTTATCTTGTGGTATATCTGTAGCATATCTTGGGATAAAACCACCATCTCTTTCACAATAGAAAGCTAACATACCAATAGAATCAATATAATCTTCAGACTGTTCTTTTTTCTGTGCTGCGGTAAATTTCGCAGACTTTCTTAATGAATCATATACTCTGCTTAACTTTTGATATCCATCCATGTCTCCGCAATCAACAGCATCATTCATTTTGAGATAAGTCTTACAAATAAGAATGAGAGTGTTTATTGTGTCTGCATCTTGTATATCAAAAGACTTCATCATTTCGTTATAATTTCTTTCAAGCGCAACCCATTCGTTAGGTCTAAAGGTTCTTCCCCATTTCATAGCAAGATAAATTTTATCTTCTTGAGTTAATTCTGCGGCGGGGTCTGGTAACTATTCCTAGCTGATGAACTTAGATTCATCAAATCTGTTGTCAATTCCGCCAGAGAGCTCGTCCTATGTCACCTAAGGCAGCTCTGCCGCAAGCATGGGAGTTGGCATTAAGGTTTGGTATTGCGCTTCCGTGATCTCGCCCGCTTCCTTTTTTTGTCTAAGTTCTTCCGCAAAATCTAAATCCGCCTTTTGTTTTTCTTCAGTTTGCTCTTGCATAATCTGACCATGCTCTTCTCTGTATCTTTGGAGGTCATGGTAGCCATAGCCGCAATACTGTCTTAACTTCATTTTTGATAAATATTTACCAAAAACAGACATACCATTTAAATGAGGATTTTTCGCAAATGCGCGATCCCTAAGAACATTCCATTCCTAGGGTAGATATAAGATATCCATTTTCTACAATAGCCAAAGGTAAGTGGATTCATCAAAATTGTCTATGTGCATTGTTAAGCAGTTTTTACAATACTATGTTTTTCTTCCATCTTTATAAGTATAAAACTTGCCTTCATCGAGAGTCTTTCCGCACTTCTTGCAAGTACACATTTTTTTCTATTTAATTTCAGCCATAAGTTTTTATACCCCCTTTTTATTTTTTGAATTTCTACATTCTTTACAGATGCTATAAAAACCATCTTTAGATGTGTTATTCTTTGAAAAAAATAAGGGGTGAGCTAATTTAATTTGCCCACAACGGCTACAACGTTTCCATTTTCCTTGTTCCTCATGTGTGTAATGCCACTCGAGCCATTCCTTTTTAGCCTCGGCCGCAATAAGTTTAGGGATCTTGTTGCGCCATAAGCTAGATATATATTCAACAGAGTGCTTGACATTAAACTCTTCAAACAAGAGAGATTGGATTTCGTTGTTTGATTTTCCATCTATTTTGTAGATTAAGAGTTTGTAGTATAAAGGATACTTTTCTTCGAGGGCGGCGTCCGTGACATGTTCAAGGTCGAGGAGCGTGTAATATATGTCACTGTTGAACTTGCCCCAACTATCTTCTTTAAGTTTGGAATAGTTACATAATAGCGCGGATACGTGGTCGGGTTTTAAAAGGGAGAAGGTTCCCTCTACATCTAAACTTCCATCGGGATTTATAGTAATGTGATCTTCTAGAGTTATTGAAGTAGCAGATTTAATAGTATTTACCATATAGATAGGTTTGTGAAAGCATTTCTTTAAGACATATTGGTCTTTACTTAATTCAATTTTTTGTTTTAACAGGAGGGCGCGACGGCGTCCAGTGGCATTTTCAAGCTCGGTTTTAACTTGCTATATTGCGTTCCGCAGCTCGCGCATGCCGGGAATTGTTTCTATATCTTCTTGGGTTATAGAAACTTTAGGTTTGAATATGATGTTTTTGTCATTTGCTATTAGATTATAGATACCATCTTCACCGTTCTAAAATTTCATAATAAGGCCTTCAAAGGAGGTTTCGCGCTCATTAACTATTTGCATATGATTGTTTGTTAATAAGTCGTACTTTTGCTTTTCGCCAGGCTGCTTATTTTTCTTTGCTTCTTTATTTACAGCTTCTAAAATATAGTCGGCAAGCATTGTTAAGTAATAGCTTGTTAAGGCTTTTTGGTCTGCGGCCGCCACTATTTTAGAGACTAAGAGTGTTCGTTCTTCCGGAGTTTGAAGAAAGGGATCTAATTGTAATGTATTTGTATCTTCCATGTTATTCTCCTTATTGTTTTATTCTTAATAATATTATACCAAAAATTTTTCAAGTTGTCAAGAGATTTTTGGTCATTTATTATTAATTAAATAAGGTGGTGTAAGGAAAAGGGGGGAGGGTGAATTATTTCTCGTCTCTTGATTTTAAAATTACTTTCCAAGAAAGTTTAGACCAGGTCAAACCCATTTCGAGATTCTGTAAAATTTTTTCCCGAAAATGTACCCCCCATACTTGGGTGTAGAGGCACTTATGTTTTGGCTTTGACGAAGAACAATAGCGTCGGCATAAAACAATAATAATCTTTAATAAAATATAATTTATATTTATCACAGCAAGAAATATAATGATGTAATTAATTATCTTATAAACAATTATAATTATATTTATTAATATAAATATTAAATTAAAACTATTATTTATTTCAATGATGTTTTAATTACTTACACTATTGTTGATTGCCTTTACTGATATTGTACCTTTGTTAGACAAAATACATAGCTAATCTCACGGCTCGCACATGGCGAAGCGAGCCGTTTTTACCTTGTCAAGAGGGGTTAGTGATTTCTAACTTGAGTTAGTCTTGACTAACCACGGTTAGTTGATCCTGATTTGAGTTAGTCATAACTAACTGAGGTTAGTCGCATCTTATATGAGTTAGTCTATTGAACAAGAGTTAGAGAGATCTAACACATAGCTTAAGTTTTTATATTTTTAACGATAAAAAGTATAAAAAAGTCTTGACAAAATCCACAACTATGATATAATTTAATTATCAAGTAAAGGAAATAAAAAAATAAATAAAAAAGACTTGACAAGAACTGAAAAAGTGATATAATAAAAGTATCAAAAGAAAGAAAGAGAGGAAAATAAAATGTTTGGATTATTCACAAAGGTAACAAAGGTTTATGAGATAGTTGATGAAGTAGGAACTTCTCTTGGTTATGTCAATGATTTTCTTATGGCAGAGAATGAGAAGGAAAAGCTTGAGAACCTTGCAAAGTCTTGTGGTTTTAAAAAGGCATACAGAATAATTTGCAGAGTTTGATAAAAAGGTCTTGACAAAACAAGACAAAAGCAGTATAATAAAACTATCAAATAAAGGTAACTAGGAAAGAATAAAAACTAAAGCAGGTGAAGACAGTAACAAAGGTCAATAACCAAGGCGAGTTGAAAATTTCAAAGTACCTTTATTTTTTTTGAAAAAATTTTTATTTTATCTATTGACAAATTTTTACTTTAATGTTATAATGTAATTACAATAAAGGAAGGAGATAAGGGAAATGAAAAGAGTGCTTTTTATCTATAATGTAAAGTTTGCAGATGGTGTAATAATAAAAGGTGAAAAGGGTTTAACAATAAACAATGCAATATCAGCAGTAAGAGGAGTTATCTTCAAGAGGTTACATGAACTTAATGATGATACTGAGGCGGCAGCGGTTGAGAAGGTATGGTTTGATGCAGTGTAAGTAATATGGAGAGAGATTGTACAAAAACAATCTCTCTTTTTTGTGCATTTTTACCACTTGACAACCGGAAAATATTGTGGTATAATTCAGCAGCGCGCGGTGGGTCGCTGCGCGCTGAAATTCCATTGTACCACTTGGTTGAGCTTTTGTCAAGTGGAAATTTTAGAAATTTTGCACAAACTTTTATCCTAAAATTTGTGCAACTTTTTACTTGACTTTTTTGCGGTTAACAGGTATAATGTATTCATAAGATAAGGGAACAGATAAAAACTAAGGCGAGCGAGGACAGCACCAAAGGTCGATAGCTAAGGCGAGTTGAAAGTTCCCGGCTCTTATTTAAAAAGACTATATGTAAAGGTGGATAAATATATGAATCACTCTTCAAAAAAAATTAAGAAGTCTATCGTTAAAAATGAGAAAATGTCTTATGTTATTACATTGAAAAATAATAAAAGGATTGTACGCAATTTAACCGAGGCTGAAAAGAGAAGCTTTTTAAATGATAGCTTTGTAATAAAATGTGAAAAAATTTTTTAAAAGGACTTGACAAAAGTCTACGCCTTTGCTATACTATAATCATAGAAACAAGATAGCAAAAGAAAGGAGACAAGGGTATGGCAAGAGATATTTTCACAATAGCACTCAACTATTACAGGGATATGTTAAGACAGGCGCTTGAGGAGAACGATAAGGCCAAAGAGACAAAAGCTAGACAGATGATAAATTACTACTGCGGTTGTGCTGAAGCCCTTGCAAAATAAGGGCTTCTTTTTTTTTATTTTTTTTTAAAAATGTATTGACAAAATAAAATTTTTTTGCTATAATTTAATTACAAGGTAAGGAAAGGAGATAACAAATATGGCAACAGAGAGAATAGAGATTGAGGAACTTGAAAATAACAACGTAACATTCACAGAGGAAGAGTTCGTACTCATGCTGGAAAGTGGAGAGATAATTCCCTTCACATTTGACTAAAAAGGAGATGATTAATATGATGACATTAGATGAAAAATGGGATATGTTAAGAGAGTTCGGTATATCGGAGCAGACATTGAAGGTTGTAACAAGCATAAATGGGTATTCAGAGGAAACGCTCAAAGACATCTTATATGTCGCTACAGGATACCGCGAGTTTGAAGATTTAGAAACAGTATTAGAGCAGGGGTAGGTAAAAAACCTACCCTAAAAAAATCTTTAAAAACCCTTGACAAGCGACTGGCGGCATGGTATAATTTTGTGGCGCGCGGTGGGTCGCTGCGCGCCAAACTTCCATTATATCACACTTCTCACACTTTTGTCAAGCAGAATTTTTATAAAAATTGCACAAATTTATATCCTAATATTTGTACACTTTGACGATTGCATTTGTTGTTTGCTTTGGGTATAATGTACTCATAATAAGAAAGGAGATAACGGATATGACATACACAGAGAAGGGTGACCTTATGATAAAGTTTCTTGGTTTTGAACATACCGCAGTTGTTGAATATTGGACAGCTCTTGAAAGAAAACAGCTTGACCTCTGTGATATAATATATATGAACTTTGAGCAGACACTTTATAGGGGGGCGAAAAAATGATGAAGATTTATTATAAAATTGTCGGTGCAAATTATAAGTCTCCAGTAGTATATTTAAACAAGAGCGTTGCATTAAAGGTTGCAAAGCACTTAAACGAAAACAAGTTTAGAAATGATAAAGTGCGTATTGTCGGATATAAAAAAGTAGAAACAAACGCTTGACAAGTAAGAGAAAATAGCTTATAATGATAGTATCAAAAGAGAAAAGGAGAGAAAAAAATGAAAACAGTTTTTATAGATTATGCCACAATTTGTCCAAATACCCTTGAAAGTATGGTCAGATTTTATTTTCCCACCGCTTCTTGTTACTATCAGGTCTTTGGAGATGAAGATTATTATGAGTTTACAGTCGTTGGTGTAACTGATTTAGCTGGCCTTGAAGATTTGCTTGCAGAGTATATATAAAAAGAAAGGAGATTTTAAAAATGACAGAAGTAACTTATACAGTTTATGGTAAAGACCTCACAAAGGTTGAAAACGTTCCTAACCTTCCTCTTGCAAAGGAATATCTTGAACAGGCGGGCGGTGGCCGTATCGAGACAGTATATACGCCTGTGAAGTCCTGGTGAGTAAGTATAGAGGGCAGAAATGCCCTCTACATTTTTACATTTACCCCTTGACAAAAGAAAATGGATGTGATATAATGCGTGGCGCGCGGTGGGTCGCTGCGCGCCATTTTTTGTCAAGTAGGAATATTATACAAAAATTTTAAAATAAAATTGTGCATTTTGCCTATAGACGATTATCCTATAATTTGATATTATTGTACTATCAAGAGAAAAGGAGAGAGCAGTAATGAAGAGAATAATTGATATACCCGAAGAACAGTTTAAAACAGTAAATTTTATAGCGCACAACGCCCAGCATTGGCGCGATAAGTTGACGCTTGAACAGATTATAGCTACTGGAGAACCTTATGATGATAAAGAAGATAAATATCTCAAAGAGATAGACCATTTGCGAAAGTACATTAGCAAATTGGAAACACAAATCGTAGAGCAAGAGCCTTGTGAGAATTATATCAGTAGACAGGCGGTACTTGATACTCTTGACAATATGGATAAGGCGCTTGACGAAGATAGAACAGTTGAAAACTATAAGGAGCTTTTGAGAGAGTGCTATAAGGTATTAACCCCTGTTAATCCGAACAAAACAGGGTATTGGATTAAAGAAAAATCTAGGTATGGTTGGGACGGTAAATCATACGTATGTTCAGAATGTGGTAGAAGTATTCATCTTGATTCAGATGTTGAAGATTTAAGAGATTACCCCTATTGTCATTGTGGGGTAAAGATGGCAGAAAATACAACAGAAAGGAGATGAAAAAATGCTTTATCTTGTATCAGCTGATGTAATTTACTCCGAAGAAATAGAAGCAGAAACCGAAGAAGAGGCAATCAGAAAATTTGAAGCTGAATGTTCTTATGGAATCACAAGCGAAATAGAATGTGAGGAGATAGAAGAATGATTTACACAATATCCGCGGT